CTCTTCACCCCAGATGGAGACGGACAGACGCTCTCAGACACGCTGGTCGCGATCGTGAAGGGCGCCTTCGAGGGCAAGTCCACACCGCGCTCGGTCATCTTCCGTGATGTGCGCGTCCAGGAGATCGGAATTGACGGGATCTGGTTCAACTGCAACGTACAGGCGGACTTCGAGTATGATGAGGTCCTGTAAAGGGGGCTGAGGGAAATGGCAAACGTCACCAAGATCGACTCGAACGTCACCGGCCTGCGTTACGCCGAGGAGCAGAGCTACGGCGTCCTCCCGGCCACGCCGATCTGGGTCCCGCTCGAGCCCAACAGCTACTCGGACTTCGGCGGGAACATCACGACCATCGCTCGGAACCCGATCAATCCCTCCCGGCAGCGGAAGAAGGGTGTGACCACCGATCTCGAGGCCGGCGGTGGGTTCGAGACCGACATCACGCAGCGGAACATCCAGGACATCCTCCAGGGCTTCTTCTTCGCCTCGCTTCGCCGGAAGCCCGAGACCTTCCGCAGTGGCATCCAGCCTTCCGAGGCGGCCGTCCCGATCATCGATGTCCTGGCTTCGACGGACACCTACACGCTCTCCAATCTCGCCGCGGCTTCGATGGATACCGTGGCCGCCGGCGGCTCCGGCTATGCCGTGGGGGACACGATCACGCTCACGGGTGGCACCTTCTCCACGGCGACCATTCTTACCGTCACGACCATCGGCGGTGGCGGTGCCGTGACCGGGGCCTCGGTCACGAACCCGGGGCGCTACTCCGTCGCCCCCACCGACCCGGTCGCTCAGGGTTCCTCGAGCGGCGGCGGCACGGCGGCCACGTTCAACATGACCTATGGGGCCGTGATCACGTTCGTCGTGGGCCGGCTCATCAACGCGTCCGGCTTCACGCAGTCCGGCAACAACGGCCTCAAGCGGATCACCGCCGTCACCTCCACGACGGTCGTCGTCGTCGAGGCCCTCGTGAACGAGACACCAACGGCCGCTGCAGCCATTGCGACCGTGGGGGTCCAGAGCGCCGCCGGGGACATCGATGTCGACGCCAGTGGGTCTCTGCCGATCCTCACCTCAACCACGCTCGACTTCACTACGCTCGGGCTCGTGCCGGGCGAGTTCCTCCGGATCGGCGGAGACGGTGCCGGGACCGCCTTCGCGAACGCCACCAACAACGGCTTCGTGCGCATGCGATCGATCGCCGCCAACGCGATCACGATCGACAAGGCCGAAGGGGCGATGGCGACGGAGGCGTCGACGACCGAGACAATCCAGATCTTCTTCGGTCGCGTGCTGAAGAACGAGCTCGGCACCACGATCCGGCGCCGGACCTACAACCTCGAACGGACGCTCGGAGCGCCGGACGATGCGCAGCCGACGCAGATCCAGAGCGAGTACCTCGTGGAGTCCGTGCCCGGCGAGTTCTCGCTCAACGTGCCCACGGCGAACAAGGCCACCTGCTCGCTGAGCTTCGTGTCCGGCGACAACGAGGTCAGAACGGGCGTGACGGGCGTGAAGCCCGGGACGCGGCCGGACATCGAGGAGGCTGACGCCTTCAACACGTCCTCTGACGTGCCGCGCTTCAAGCTGGCTCTCGTCGTGCCGGGCGATGAGGCGCCCACCCCACTCTTCGCCTTCGCGACGGAGATGACGCTCTCGCTAAACAACAACATCTCGGGCAACAAGGCGATCGGCGTCCTCGGGAACTTCGAGGTCACCGCTGGCACCTTCGAGATCGGCGGGTCACTGACGGCGTACTTCGCCGATGTGACGGCGACCCAGGCCGTGCGGAACAACTCCGACGTGACGCTCGAGATGCATCTCGTGAAGGCGAATGCCGGGGTCACGGTCGACATCCCGCTCATCTCGCTTGGCGGAGGGAGGATCACTGTGGAACAGGATCAGCCGATCACGCTTCCGCTCGAGATGCCGGCGGCGACCGGGGCGAAGATCCACGCGAACCTGGACTACACGCTCTTCATGATCTTCTGGGACTACCTGCCAGACGCGGCAGAGGCGTAGAGGATATCGGGAACAGAAGGGGGACCATTTCCATGGCGCGGAACAAAAGCAAGCTCCCGCTACCGCGGGTGCCCGGCTTCATGAGCACGAGCCGAGGCATCTCGGGCTTGACCGAGCGTGAGCGCAAGCACCTGCATGCCGGGGGCTCGCCGGATGCGGTCATGAAGGCCCGAGAGGCGAACAAGCGGCGCGGGATCAAGTTCAAACCGGGCCAGTGATCGGAGTGGGCCGATGTCCGAAAAGCACGATGAGCCCGTGGAGAAGCGCGAAGGTGCGGAATGGCCCGAGCACGTGGTCATTGCCTCTGGGCGGGAAGTTCTAGACGAATTCGAGTCCTCGATCGGACGAGCTCGGACCGAGGTGAAGAAGCGTGGGTTGAGAGGCTTCGCCGTGCTGGCTGTACACGCGGATGGCACGTTCGGCACATCGTGGAGCACGAAGGGCTGCTACTTCTCGCTCAGAGGGCTCATGTCCGATCTTTCAGACGAGATGAGGGAAGTCAAGCAGAACGGCGATGACGGAGAAGAGTGAGAACCGATGCCCTACCCGAACCAGCACGCTGCGCCGCAGATGAGCGCTGATGGGATGCTGCGCTGCCGGATGAAGAAAGACGAGTTCGGGCCTGGCATCCACGCGATCTACTGCGTGAGGCGCAGCGACTCGAAGTCCGTCCTCCAGTCCGTTCGGTTCGATCGGGAGAAGTTCACCGAGGCAGAGGCCAAGGCGTGGCTCAAGGCGCATGACATGGCGGCCGGAGGCTTCGAGCCAGCGACCGGGAAGGCGAAAAAGTAGCCGGGGGCGGCCTTATCTGGCAACGAGGGGGGAAGTTCAACCGTGGGACTCTATGACCGGTTCAAGACATCTTCGGAAATGGAAACCGCCGGGGTCGTCGTGGACTATGGCGATTTCCGGGTGACGATGGCCCGCGCCGGCGGACGGAACGCTGTCTACCAGACCGAACTGGAACGCAGGCTGAGGCCTCATCGGAAGGCCATCGCAGCGGGGATCTTCCCGAACGAGGCGTTGCGCGGGGTTCTCAGGCAGGTGCTCGCCAAGTGTTGCGTCAAAAACTGGGAGACGAAGACCGCCGACGGCTGGTCGGTGGGGATCGAAGGCCCAGATGGCGCGCTCCTACCGTTCAGCGAGGAGAACATCCTTCGGACCTTCGAGGCGCTGCCGGATCTCTTCGAGGCGATCCAGGCGGACGCTGACAGTGCGGCGTTCTACCGCGAGGCGCTCCGGGAGGCAGCCTCGGGAAACTTGTAGCCGTCCTCCTGTACGCGGCGGAACAGGGGGAGCATGAGGGCTCGATCGTTCGGCAAGCCGCCGCGATGGGGGCGCCGCTTCCGCCGCGGATTGCGAACGCGCCGGAGCTGGAGCCCGGGCTCGGGATCTACATGCAGGCATGGTCAGACTTGAGCACGTGCCGGTCGATGGGTGGGCGCATCCCGTGGACGGCAGCGATGGAGTACGCGGCCCGGATGGGGATGGACGGAGAGCAGGCCGAGGACCTCTGGTACTACTTGACCGAGATGGACATGGCCTACGCGAAGTCGCAGCGGAAGCAGTGAGGCCAGATGGCGACATCCAGATCGTTCGGGCAGTTCGCGCAGCGGATGAAGATCCGCGCCAAGAACGTCGAGAATGGCGCAAGGGACGCCGTGCGGGCCGCGGCCATCGCGGCCGACACCACGGTCGTGCTGGCGACGCCAGTCGACACGGGCCGCGCACGGGCGAACTGGGTCACGTCCGTTCGATCTCCCGTAACGAAGACATCGGAGAGCACCGATCCTTCGGGCGCGGCCGCGATCGCGCAGGGAACCGAGACGATCCAGGGCTGGAAACCGGGCCTCGGCAGCATCTTCATCGCCAACTCGCTGCCATACATCAAGCGCCTGAATGAAGGGTGGTCGGCGCAGGCCCCGAGGGGCATGACCAGGCAGGCCATCGCCTCGGCTCGCGCGGAGCTTCGCAAGGCTGGACTTCTGAAGCCGGCGCGTAGGGGCGGAAAGTTGTAGCCGGAGCATCAGATGCCCACCGAAACAGAACGACTGATCGTCGAGATCAACGAGAAGGGCGCTCTCGTCGTCAAACGCAACATTGACGACATCGGGAAGCATTCGCAGAAGACGGGCACCGCCGTAGATCGCCTCCAGGCCAAACTGAAAGGCTTCGGCGGTGCGATCCGTCTCGCAACCACAGCCTTGGCGGGGTTCGCGGCAGTCCAGCTCATTGGCCGCCTGACGGAGATCGCCGACTCCTATACGAACATCCAGAACCGACTGCGTACCGTGACCGAAGGCCAAGAGCAACTGGCAACGGTCACTAGTGAACTGTTCGCGATCTCCAACCGCACGCGCAGCTCATTCGAGGCGACGGCCGAGGTGTACGCGCGCGTCGGGCTTGCGGCCAAGGAAGCGGGCCGGTCGCAATCGGAGATGCTCAGGTTCACAGAATCCCTCAACAAAGCCGTGATCCTGAGTGGTGCTTCGGCCGAGACAGCACGGGGGGGGCTCATCCAGCTCTCTCAGGGGCTCGCATCTGGAACCCTCCGGGGCGATGAGCTGAATTCCGTCATGGAGAGCCTGTCCGTTGTCGGGGATGTGATCGCACAGCAGCTCGGTATCACGCGCGGCGAACTCAAGAAGATGGGCGAGCAAGGCAAGATCACGGGCGATATCGTGCTCGACGCGTTCAAGAACGCGCGCGAGGAGCTTGATGAGCGCTTCGCGGAGGCCGTGCCTACCGTTGGCCAGTCCTTCACCGTGCTGCGGAACAACGTCACGGGACTCGTCGGAGCGTTCGATCAGGCATCGGGCACGACAGCCGGCGCGTCGAAGGCGCTGCTCTATCTCGCTGACAACATCCGAACGATCATCGATGCGACGGGCATCGCTGCGACGGCAATCGGAACGACACTCGCCGTTCAAGCGATCCCGGCGGCCACGCGCGCGTTGACGGTCTTTGCGACGACTGGCATCGCCAGCGCGGTTGCCGGTCTCCGGACGTTGACGGCGGCCGTGGCTGCGAACCCATTGGGCATCATCGCGGTTGGTGCTGCCACCGCGACATCGGCACTCCTGATCTTCGCAGACCGCGCGGTGCGCGAGGCCGAAGCCCGGGCGGATGCCCTGGGCGTGAAAGCCCGCGAGGCCATGGAGCGCAACAAGGAGATGCGCCGGTTACAGATGGGCGATGTTGGGCCGCAACTTCCACCGGATCTGCTGTCCGAACGGAATGCGGCAAGTGCGAAGGCCCAGGCCGATGCGCTCCGCGCTGCAGAACAGGCCGCCGAAGCCGAGGCAGAGATCATACGGCAACGTGAGGCTGCCCTGGCAGAAGAAGAGAAACGCCGCGTCTCGGTCGCGGAATCGGCTCGAGGGATCAACGAAGAGATGGCCAGGGAAGTCGACCTTCTCCGGATGAACGCGCAGGAGCGCGAGGTGTCCAACCGTCTCCTCACCATCGAGCAGGAACTACGTTCGGCGGGAGCCACGGAAGAGGAAACGGAGTCGATTCTGCGCGAGACCGAGGCCATGGTCACGAGAAACGCTGAGTTTGCGAGGCTCGGCGGTCTCCTGGATGAAATCCGAGGTCCGCAGGAAGATCTCGCCCAGCGGGAAGAAGACCTGAACAAACTCTTTTTCCTTGGAGCGATCAGCGCTCAGCAGTTCACATCCGAGCTCGAAAATCTGCGAGAGGCGAGCGCGAAGACTGCGGAGAGTGTCACACAAGATGCAACCTCGCTGGATGGCATCGGCAAAACACTCGGAGAAGTCCTGTTTGACAATGCGCTGGACGCGCTCACGAACTTCAAGGCTACGTGGCGCGACTTCATCGATGGGCTTCTGCAGGACCTCACCCGTGTCGCAGCGAACGCAGCACTCAGCGCGCTTTTCAAGGGGATCGGGATCCCGACCGGATTCCAGCATGGCGGTTCCTTCCAAGTTGGAGGGTCCGGTGGTCCCGACAGCCGTGTCGTCGCCTTCCGCGCGTCACCCGGCGAGCGCGTGACGGTGAGCCCGCAGGGCCGAAGCGCCCCGCCGCAGTCCATGGCGCCCCCGGTCGTGAACATCATCAACACGATCGACCCGCGCTCGATCGCGGATGTCATGCGCACGCGCGAAGGGCAGCAGAGCATCATCAACGCGATCTCGCTCAACAAG